GACATGTCTTATTCCCCGATATCTCGATATTACAAGATTTTTATAAATGTTCCCTGAGATCATGTTCCATTAAACTTAAGTTCCCTGAGATCATGTTCCATTAAACTTAAGTTCCCTGAGATCATATTCCATTAAACTCAAGTCCCCTAAATTCAAGTCCACTTAAACTCAAGTTCCCTAAATTCATTAACTTAATTTCAAGTCCCCTAAGTCCACTTGAGATCATTCACTTAAATTCATGTCCCCTAAATTCAGATCCTTTTTAAATTTAAATATCTACGAATAAATACTTTTTTGAGAAATACCCCTATGTCTAGGTATACCTATATTTTGGGTCCTTCCGGAAAACGCGTATGTCTTCCTCGCCTTCCTTTGTATCTTCCTGGCTCTTTGGATATTTCTCCCCTATGTTCGGGTTTCTCTCCGTTTCAAGCCCAAGGAAAACCCAAGAGAAAGCCAGAAAAAATCACCCTCTTTCAAAATCTTTTTCGGAGAAATACCATCTTTTCGGGAAATCATCGTCCCTCATTTAAACCCAACAGTATTCTTCCTTCCCTTCCTTTGTATCTTCCTCGCTCTTTGAATATTTCTCCCCTATACACGCCGCATCTAACGCGTCTAACGCCAGGGAAACGTCTTTCTCTTTGAACGTTTCGTAGAAAGAGAAAAAAATTTAGATTGTTTTGGAGGGAAAGGAAGAGTTTTTATTTAACGGAAATTTAAATATCTTGTATTATTTTATCTGCTACTTGTTGCATCAATGAAGCCAGAGTATTTCTTTGCATGTCTATTATTCTCGTGAACGATCTAAATTTTCCGGCTATTTGTTTTTCTACTGTATCTCTTAAATTTTCTAACTGTTCATTACAAAACTGCTCGTCTTCACACAAATAATCCACTACTTGTTTTGTTGATTGTACGTTTTGTTTTATATAAAACAGCAATCCTACCGGGTTGTCTTGTGTCGGTTTTCCCTCGTCCAATGCCAGGAAACTTTTCGCTACTTGTACTGATACTTCCTGTAGTTGTTCTGACGTTGGATGTTCAAATCTATCATATCGAACTTCATCTCTCCCTAATTTATATTTACCCCATTGTACTATTTGCCTCATCAGTGCATTAGATTCCTGCTCTATCAACAGTTGAGTTTCTCGCACTTGACGTTGAATTTCTTCATTATTGTTTTGTAACATAGTCGCGTATCCTATACGTGGAAAGATTTTTATTTTGAAGATTCATACAGTACTTGTTCACCTAAACGCCGATAAAGTTGACGTGTATCGATGGAAAGAAGCGACGCGTGAGGCTATATGACGCGCTACTATGGAAGCGACTTGGCGGTTCATGATCCAAATACCATAAAGTTTACGTATTCATTCGTCGATTTAGTTTCCACCGTCGTTAAAGTAAGTGACACGATAGGATGAGTGGCGGAGACAGTCGGGGATGAATAAATAAACGATCCAAGGGCGGGAATGGAAATGAGATCTGAAGACGAGTTGACGCAAAGTTCTAACGTTTGGCTCGTTTTGTTTTCAATCACCACAAACTGAGCGGCGTTAACCGATCCAAAAGGAACGACAAAATCCGTCGCCGGGGCGGTCGAAGAGGGGATATCGATCACGCCCGTTGAAGACGCTTCAGCGGAAACGGAAAAATTGAAGGCTGAGTTTCCCGATCCGGTCGGCGCGGCGGTAGGCGTCCAAGAAACAGAGGCGGATGTAGTTACGGTCATGCTCATGATGATTTTATCCTTTTAGCTGTAAAGGTATCGAGTTGAAAAAGCGAACGGCGGAAGCGATCTTTGAACTGAATTCAGAAAACGCGGCGGAAGTAACGGAAAGCGCGTCGTAATAACGATCAAATTTTGAAATCCGGTCAGAGGAAGAAGAAATGAAATCGGTCAGGGAAGCGAATTCGTCCCCGAGAACAGGAGCGAGCGCGGTGACGTAACCTTCGTATCGTTTTCGGAAATCGGCGGCGGCTTTCAATTTTTCATCGAGGGCGGAGATCTCGTCATCGAGAGAAGAAACCCGTCGCAACGCCGTTTCAATCTTTTCCTTTCGGCGCGCGTCGTCGGACAGCGCGTCAATGCGCGCTCGAAGCGCGTCATCATCGAAAGGCGATCGCAAAACGACAAGTCGCGCGTCAATCAGGGAACGCGCGGGTTCAGGCAACGCGCGTCGAACGTCGTTCGCTCTCTTTCTCTCCAACATCATCGCCTTTGACGGTCGTTTTCCAATCAAATCGATCAATCGGTCTTTTTCCGCCTTGAATCGGAAACGCGCCTCATCGAGCGTCGGCAGTCGGGAAAGCACGGACAGGTCGCCGTCCATCAACGCGTCAGAAACGCGAAACGGATCGTCCGGCAGATCTAAAAGGAACGCCGCGCGGTCTTCGTCCGACATCCCCTCCATCGATCGCACGAGTTCAAGTTCCCTTTCCGCTTCGTCATACGACGCTTCCGCCCTCGCGATCGTCGATCGTCGTTTTTTGTCGTCACGTTCAAATCGCGTTAGCGCCCTCACAACGCGGTCAACCTCGTCGAGCAGCGCACGGTCAAGCGTCGGTCGCACTCGCGCGATCGTCTCAATCGCTTCATCAACAGGGGCGTTCGTCGCCCGTCGAACGACGGAAGAAACGCGCCCGCCGCGAAGATCCTCCAGCTTTTCCGTCGCGCGTTCGAGCGCCGCAGAAAGATCTCTTCTTCGAGCGCGCATCGCGTCGATCGATTTTTCAACGTTCATCGCGTTTTTTCCCTCAGCGAGCGCGAGGAATCGGTCAATTTCCGGATCGCCCGCCGCGCGCATCGCCTCTTTTTGTTTTATCGCCGAGGCACTCATTCTATCAAACAAATCGGACTTCGCGCGTTCGATTTTCTTCATTTGAACGCCGAGCAGACGCGTCGTCTCCGCGCTCGATCGCACGTATCGTGAGAGTCGGGACGTCGCGGATCGAACCGCGTCGTCATCGGAAATCGCCGCGATAACGTCGCGCGCCTTTCTCCGCACGCTTTCGTTTTTCGCGTCCACCGCCGCGCTCAATTGCGTCTCCTCAACGTTTCCGAACTTTTTCATCGAGGAAATCGCGTCGATCATATCGTTCACGTCTTCAAGTTCGTCAAGCGCGGAAGACGCCGCGCGTCTCACGTTCGAAATCAACGCGGAAGACGTCGCGTCAATCTCTCGCACGTCCCCCGCGTCCACCGCGATCTCCCCCGCGTTCGTCGAGGAAACGGACCATTCGTCCGCCCCTTCCTTTTTCAAAATCGCCGTTACAACGCGTCGGTCGCTCTCGTCAAGATCGACGCGCACCGGGGACGTCAAACGTCGCACCACGCGTTTCTTTTCTTTTTTGAATTCCTCCACTCGCGCGTCGATCTCGTCCATCCGTCGCGCCAGCGCTTCTCCCGTTTTTTTCAACGAATCGACCGGCACCTCAAGCCCGACGTCCCCTTCGCGCCCTCGATAAGACGCGTTGTCGTATCCAAGATCGCGCGCCGCGTTCGGCATAATTTCCATCACCCGACGTCGTAGCGCTTCTCCCGGACGTTTCGACACCAAATAGTCGAGCGCCATCGCAACCCGCGCGTTCGTTTCCGAAACGATCCTTTCGCTTCCCTCAACGCGCCTTACCGTCGCGGCGGGCACCCGACTTTCAAATTTCGCGCGAATCGACATCAGGTTCGCCGCCGCTTCCTCTTCAGTCGATCCCACCGCAACGACCGTCGCCACAATTCGACCGTCGTCAAATTTAATTTGAAATCCCTCGCGCACCGCAGATCGCGCAAATTGAAGATCCAGACTCTTTTCAATCGAACCGAGCACGCTCGCGTCCGCGTCTTCGTTCAACACTCGCAGTTTTCTTTCCGCCAACCGAATAACGGAGTCTTCCGCCGCGTTCGCGTTCGCGTTAACAAACCACTTTAACGGAAGTCGGACGTTATCGTAAATCGTCAAAATCTCGTCCGTCGCTTCGGACAAAATCCACTTTCTCCAGTTCTTCAGTTTCTCAACGATCGATTTCAGTTTCCCTTCAAAGAAACGCGCGTCGCGGTTTTCCAACGAACGCGATTCGGTCATTTTTCGATATTTTTCCTTTTTCGTCGGGGAAAGTCGATTCCACTCACGCGCGTCGATGAACTTTTTTTCATCGAGCGGAACGTCGCGATCCGTCATGAAGTTTCGATGAACGAACGCGTCGCTCGTCAGGTGGTTATTCAGTTCGTCCCAACTCGCCTCACCGCTCGACAGATCGATTTTTTTCACGTTTCTCGCGTACCTCGCGGCGCGCTTTATCATCTCACCCAGCGGACGGACGAAATCGTTTTGCGTTTTCGCGTCGAAATCTTCAACGATCGCCATGAGCGCTTTCGGGTCTCCGCGCTGTTTTTTCACGTCAGAGCGGAACCCCGCGACGTCTTTTCGCATAACGTCTTGAAGTTCGATCGCGCGATCCACCATCCCGTTCGCCTCATCAAGCATCGAATACGCCGTTTCAATCGACGTCTCACCGACAGGCGCGTCCCCATATTGGAGTTTGTTTTCCGTCGTTCCTGACGAATCCGCAATACCGAGTCGGTTTCTAATTTTCCAAATTTCGCTCGTCGTTTTTTCCGAATCGGACAGCGCGCCCACGTATCGGTTTAGCACGAACCACTGAAGATCGCGTCGCACGAGCGCTTGAAAAAGCGCGTCGTCCACGTCTCGCGCGGCGCGCGCCGCGTCGTCTTGAGGAAGCGCGCGGATCTCTTCCATCACGTCAGAAATCTCCCGATCGATTTTTCTCAGGCTTTTCAACGCGCCGACGCGTTCGGGTCTAACGTCATCGATCCCGCTCGTAGCATTTTTCGCTTTCTCAACGAGCGCATCCACCTCGGGCTCGTCGGAAGCGGTTTTAACGATCCATTTCGCGATCGATTCAATTCGGTTTGATCTCATTTTTAACTCATACAAAGTCGGTTCGAATTTTGATTCGTACATTTATAGACATACATAAAAATCTTACTTTGAACGTCAAAACAAACGTTCGGGAACGTTTTTCCGCAATGAACGCGCGCATCGAACGCCATTCAAACGCCATTCAAACGTCATTCGAATACTTGACAAGCGCCACTTGAGTGGTTAAAATTTTTATAGGCGTTCAAGAAAATACTTGACAAAATACCGTCGGGCATGCTATACTGTCCGCATTCGCAACAGATACGGGAAAGGAAAATATCAATTGAATACGATCGCCATCCCCACAACGTCACAGTTCATTCAACAGTATCATCGGTGGATCAACGGAAAGACGAGAAACAAGTTTCGTCATTCCAAGTCCGAGGAAGCGATTTCCGAGTTCGCGCAAATCGTTTCGTTAAGACTTCTCGAAAAGGACGTCGTCAGTCGGTGGTTCCTGAATAAACCGGCACGAAGCGTTTTCGTCACGAAAGACCAGGCCATTTTTATGGTCGGTCGTTCCAACTGGAACAAGATAAGCGGGCGCGTCAAAAGCAAGCGCGTTGAGGTAGAGGGGAAAAGCGTCGAGGCGTTTTCGGTCGCCGACATCCTAACGCTTTCTAAGTTCGACACCAGTCGGTATTTTTACTCTGTCAGGAACCACGGTCTTTTGTCAGGGAAGATCTTAGACCTCATCGGAAAGTCCGGAGATTTCAACTATCTCAAGACGCTTTACATTTCCGGCAAGATTCGTCCAATGAACATGACCGATCATAAATGCGACGCGCACAAAAGGATCCAGCCCAAGACGGTGAATGGAAAAAAAACGTGCGGCATTAAAGGTTGCAATAACAAAGCGTTTTCTTCTGGCATGTGTCATCGTCACTACACACAATCTCGCCGCAGCTGCCCTATCTGCAACGCTTTCAAAGCGAGGATGAGCGCTCACTCGGCAAGTCCGAACGATGATTGGTCATCAGAAGAGGCGATGGAATTTTTAAGCAAGGTTCGATGGAACGATTCACAGATTCGAAGAATGCTCAGGAATTTTAACGGGAACGCGATCTTGAATGTCCCGCAAACGGTGATTTCAGAAGACACCGAGAATCACACGCTCGCCGGTCTTTTGAACTACGCGGCGATTTTGATCAACAATTCGATCAACAATCAGTTCACCACGATCATGAGAACGCGTTCAAATTCAGGTGGAAGCTTTGATGACAAAGACATGGAGATTTCCCTCGAAAAGCACGTCGTTCGCGTCCATCAAATCCATAACGGATATGGAAAGACAGACGCGAGAAGCGATCTAGAGAAGCTCATCGACAATAACACGTTTTCACGGTCCGAGCTTCAGTTTTTGATCGACGCTCAGATAGCGATCGATGACGGAACGATCGCTCAGTTCGGTCGATCTCTCGGTCTTTCAGTTTATAAGGTAAAAGAGCGGATGGAGCGAATGCTAGATTTGGCTTACGTTTCCATCAGTGATACATGAGAAAGATTTTTACCATATACTTGAATATTTTGTAACATTGTCGTATCATTTCAGATCTTCTCCGGATCCATCATCGGAATCGGTCTCATCGTCATCCAACTTCGCATCCCGCCGATCCTTCTTTTCGATTCAACCTTCCCCGCGTCACAACTTCCCGACGCGTAAGCGGCAAGGCGATCTTCGAGTGGGTTTCCCTTGCAAGCAGCGAACGATTTTTTGATAATTCGCAGACCGGCACGGAAACAAAGCTTTCTGTTCGCGATCAGATCTTGACCACTAACCGCATCGCTCGGCGCGTTGGCGTCGTTTCGAAGAATATCGACCTTTCCATCATGGAAACTCAACACGGACGGCGTTGACGGACGTCCAATTTCGCATTTCCCATCAACAGGCGGAGGGAGCCGTTTGTGCGTTTCGTCCACACAAATCGGTTTCCCAAGGTTCACCTGCATCAGACACCACGAACGACCGGAATCGCCACGAGCCTGAGGGGAAATGTCATAATCGACGTGTTTTTTGTATCCAGATTCCCAACTCGCGATGGAAAGCAGAAGCGATAGCGTCCTGTGTCTTCCGTATCTACCTCCGAAGAGCGGGGCTTCGTCCGGGTCAAAGGCCACGGAGATAGCGTCCCGTGCCACGGCGCGGTATCTTTGAAGGCCATCCTCATACGATTCGATCGCATCAGGATACTTTTTGACGTTGAAAATAGGGAAACGACGACTTCCTGGCCTGGCTCTTTTCACCATTCCCTTTACGGACCAATCAACAAGTTTTTTGTAAGGGGACACTTCCACATTTTGTGGCATATGCATTGGCTCTTGCGACGAGGCAACAGACGCCATCGTAATAGCGAATAGAGCAGGCATAAATATTGTTTTACTATTCATAATTCACCTTTCGGGTCTATGTGAGTAACAAAACTACATTTGTTAACGCACAGTGTTAATTGATTATTAACTTTTTATATTACCTATTTTGTATGAAGCATGTTTATACAAATAGTGGATATGAGAATATACAAGAGCAGATTGAATTCTTAAAAGGAATAGTGAGTGAATACACGTCAGGGGACGAAAGACAGTTCATTGAAAACAATGAGCAAATAATCGAGTCCGCGCTAAACGGTCTTTATGAAAAAGAAAACATAAGATGGCTCAGATATGGGTATGGCGATGAACTGGCACGACTGGCTTTGAACACCGCCGATGGCGTGATGGACGAAGATTCGCTTAACACGATAAATAAGATCATAGACATTTTCCAATATTGTATAGATAACGTTGTACCCTATACGTTCACATACAGCGGAGTTACATTTAGAAATCATGACCATTTAGGACCAAACATAATTCGCGCCTTCATGGAAAAAGCGGCAGTGGCTTTCGGCATGATGAAAAAAGCCGGGGTGAATGACAGGGCGTTTAAACAAATCCGATATATCGATATAGTACTCTATGAGGAAAGCAAACTAGAAAGTGATAATAACTATGGATTTGCTAATTATTCAGACAGTACCATAGCATTTGATATGCATGAATTTCATAAAGATCCGGATTTTCTAATTCAAGCGATGATACATGAAATAGGTCATATAATACAATTTAGCATGAAGAAGGTAGCAAACGAATTTTGGGGTGAACAACCGGAGGAAATTCGACGTCGGTATTCACTGACTGAACAAGAAGGCGACACTTTCTGGAACATGTTGGTTAAAAGTGGTTTCAATCCAAAATTTGTGATTGAAAGTTTAAACGGGGAAAGCAGAACGAAGTTTCGTCTTTGGATAGGGAACTCTGGCACGTTCGATACGTACGGGAACGTAGTGAACAACAAACAAGTGTTGGACATGGTAAAAGATCCCGAGGGATACTGCAAAAAGCATTTCGATGAGATGGGCGTTGAATTTGACGAGTGCGTAGCTAACGCTGAAAACGCTGAACAATACCTGGAGGACGAGTTCAAATCATTCAATGACGTGGGCATTTCATCATTCAATAACGTGAATGACGTTCCTGATTGGTTTAGGGATGAATACGACAGTATCTATGAACAATATGGTTTCCCGACATATTACGCGATGAAAAACGGCCTTGAGGATTTTGCCGAGACTTTCGTTTCGTACGTGATGAATCCTGGAAGCATGTCGGAAAACGCCAGGTATAGAATGAGACATGCTCTTTGGCTTGAAGGTTTCTACAGTGGCAAAGACGTGATGAAAATTTCTTCCTGGTATATTTAGATATGATTTATGATAACGTTGATAAAAGTTACAATGAACTTATTAGGCTATATAATGACTTAATATTGAAGAAAGAAGAGTTAACGGATAAAGATCCATCTGATATTTTATCTAAAATACTTGAGCATGATAATTGGATAAAATATGGGTTTGGAGTAGACATGTATGACATTTTATCTAATGATACTATGTCAATCGATGAAGTATTATATTTACTTCACTATATGATAAAACAGTCCAGCACTAATTATTATAACAGTGAAATATCGATACGAAATTATAGTCATATAGGTCCATACTTTGTCAGTATATTCATGAATGGGCTTAATATTGCAATGAGAAACATGAAAAAAGCTGGTGTAAAAGGTACACTTTATGACAATATTAAATATATAGATCTAGTTTTATACAACGATTTACAAGAAAGTACTGGACTTGCTAACATAAATGATAAAACTATAGCGATATCTGTTAATAATGTAATAGAATTTGACACTGACAAGTTACCATATGTTATAGTGCATGAGATAGGACATATATTACAAAGTGTTATCCATGGATTAGCTTCTGAATACTGGGATGAACAATGGGAAGATATAGAGAATAAGTTTTCGATCGATGAGCGTCAGTTAAATGAGTATTGGGAAATGTTGAAAAAAGATGAATTTTATCCAATGCAAATAATCAAAAAATTAAAAGGCACTGATAGGTTAAAATTCAGGATATTCATTATAAATCTTGGGTGTTATGATCATAATGGTCATAAGATAAGTGATTGCGGAGCTTTCGATAAAGTCAGAAACCCGGCTAAGTTTTGTAGAAACTCCAATAACATACCGGAATGTTATAAAAATATTGAAAATATGGAAGATATGATTAAATTAGATTTTATGGTATCCGGTGAGATGGGTATTCAATCGGAGTATGCAAGTATAAATGACGCTCCGGATTGGTTTAGGGATGAATACTCTAAAATTTATAAAGAGTACGGGTTTCCTACCTATTATGCGATGAAGAATAGCTTTGAAGATTTTGCTGAAACATTTACAGCGTTTGTCATGAATCCAGGTGAATTAAGTGAAAACGCTAAGTTTAGGATAAAACGCGCTCTTTGGCTTGATAATAAGAAAAATGTAAAAGTTTCCTCTTGGTATTTTTAGACCGATTTTAACTTCACGTATTGAATGAGGCCACTTTCGCTACTGTGAAAGACTTTCTTATTTACAACTTCGTATTCACCGACAATCGGCTTGTCGTACATCACGCTGTGAAATCCCATCTTTATTTTTGATTTGAATTTCTGTACTTTAGCTACTGGTGGTTTTTTTATATTGAATATTATCTTATCACCGATCGACAGTTTTCCAAATTCAAATGTAGTGTATTCAACGTGATACTTGTTCTGTACAAATATTAACTTTGTTTTCATCACAAAACACATTACACAGAGGAACGGTAAAAAATGCAAGAAGGAAAGTTTAACGTTATTCTTGACGGATTCTGGGGATCGTCCGGTAAAGGAAAAGTAGCTGCCTATTTGGCTGACAAGTACAAGATTAACCACGTTTCGTCAAGTAACTTCCCAAATGCCGGTCATACGGTAAGATTTGACAGCGGTTATAAGTTCGTTTCAAAGGCCATTCCGGCGGCGCTCGCTCTTCACAGGGAAAAGGGCGTTGACATGATCGGATACGTTTCTCCCTCGTCCGGTTTTCACATTCCCCAAATTTTAAAGGAAATCAGTCAAACCGGCGGACCTGACGTTTATGTTCACGATAGGGCTAACATCGTTTCTGAACGTCATGCGAAGGAAGAAAAAGAGGGCGCGATGTCAACTAAGCATCTCGCCAGCACGATGCAAGGATCAGGGGCCGCGCTCGCTGAAAAGATCATGCGAATTGAAAAAGCGCAGCTCGCCGGGACCTATAGCATTAAAGAGTACATTGAAATGTACGCTAAAGACTCTGAGTTCAAAGATTTAGCGAATCGAATTCACGTCATTGACGGTAGAAGCTTTAGAGAGTTAGTTTGGGGATTTTTATCAAACGGAGGGACGTGGCTTCATGAGGGGAGCCAGGGTTACGCGCTTTCGATCGATCACGGGTCTCATTATCCGTACTGTACATCAAGGAACTGCACGGTTCAAAAGTACATGGACGACATGACGGTCCCCGCGAATCGAGTCGGTGACGTTTACATCAATATTCGTCCATACCCGATTCGCGTCGGAAACGTCATTGAAAACGGCGTTGAGGTCGGGTTCTCAGGTGATTTTTATCATGATTGTCAAGAGATTTCTTGGGAAGAGGTGGCGAAGCGAGCCGGTATTCCTGATCCCGAGGAATTGAAAAACAAAGAGTTTACGACCGTCACCGGTCGTCTTCGTCGTGTTTCTACGTTTTCATATGATGGGCTCCGAGATGCCGTCATGGCGAACGGGGCCACGAAGCTTGTCATGAACTTCATTCAATACGTTAACTATAAAGACATGGGCCTTCGAGGCGGAAAGGAAGCGTTCGATAAGCTTTCATCCGAGTCCAGGAAGTTCATTGAAAAGGTTGAGGAAGTGTCGGGCGTTCCGGTCGTTTTGATCGGAACAGGGGCGAATCATGAAGACATGATCGATATTACCTAGTCTGATTGTAGATAATCATTGTACATCTTTACGTATTTATCCTTGTATTTATTCGTTATATGAATGAATCTCATTTTCTCATGAGATTCAATCCACTCATTACATTTTTGATACCAATCCTTGATCGGTCTTTGTCTGTCGGCGTCTATTAGGTGTTGAAGTCTCGTTCTGCCATCTTCCATAAATTCAAACACCCACTCTTCGTTAATCGGATTGTCTTCATCGTTGTCTATCGCTGCGTGTACGTTGCCATACGGAAGCATTACGATGAAGTATCGTATGTTTTTAAATGACGGTTTCGGTCGAGGAATGAACTTTTCCATTCGTGATATTGAATAGAATACGCCTTCAGGAAGCACGACACCTGATGGTGTTACGCTATTCCATCTTTTTATAGAGATCAACTTAGATTCAAACACGTTGAATCTAGAGTGACGTCTGAGTTTTACACCAATTTTATATGATTGCGACGGGCTAATACCCCATCTCCATGGGGTGAAATTCTTGTGTAGCCCTTTCATTGGCAATCTTACAAATTCAACTTGGTCTAGCTGCTGCTGAATCTTTTGTACATCCATAACGCGTTACTATACAACGAGTGTAAAATTTTAATATGAATATTTTTACACTAACTAAAGAAGACGGTTCCTTTTACCCTCCCTTTGTCCAATCCGCCGTAATGGCCAAGTATAGCCGGAGTTCTTCTTCGGCCAAGGAGATACTAAAGGAAGTTGACGAAAAGTATGGTTCTGATTTTAACCAGAAGTGGGCGGTTAAGAAGGGGCATGATTCGCTATTAGAACTTGTCACTGTTCCTATTTGTTTGGAGGATATATCGATTTTCGCTTCCATGTTTATTGAAAACATGAAAAGACCGGCTTTCATCGAAAGGTCTACAAGATATCAAAAGATGGAAGCGAACAATGTCATATATAATAACCTAGGTAAGGATAGTATCGCATTTGTATCGAAATTGTTTGAATATTATGAAAAGTATAATGAAAAGTTGGTTCTGCATTTCATGAACGAGGGTCTCAGTGAACAAAAAGCGAAACTGAAAACGTACGACATTATTCGTTATTTTGTTCCGATCGGTATGAAAACCTCAATTGGTATGCTTATTAATTCAAGGGATCTCATTGAACTTATTCGTCGTCTTAAGTACATGAGTAAATACAGTGAATTTGTAAAAATTTCTGAAAAGCTAAATGACGTTTCGAAACGTACTTTTGGAATTGACGCGTTGAAAATGTCTCCGATTTATTCGGAGTCTATTGGATTTTTCCCTATATATGATACTGAAAGTAACTATAAAAAAGTAAAATTAGTTGACTCTAGCATCGTCGGTGATGACATTGTGTTAGATAAAGAAATTGTCGAGTACATGTACTCAAGGAAGAAGAAAGATCCTCTTCCAATCATATTCAATAATATTCGATATAAATTTATGGTCACAACGGACTTTGGATCTTACAGGGATTTGCATCGTCATAGGATGACAGATTGGGAGTTCGACACGATGTTTTATGAGATGGATAGACCATACGATATTCCATATGAGTTTATAGATGAAATCGATGTTGATTTAAGAAAAGTTGGTAATATGGCTAAGGGTGCGGTAGATAATGAAAACTTATACTGCATTCCTCTAGGTATGAAAACAAGAGTCTTTGCTAGCATGTCTCTTAGTCAACTTTATTATATGGTTGAGTTAAGGTCACAGCCTGGTGGTCACAAATCGTATATAGAAATAGCCAGGGAAATGCACGATATTGCAGTTGGTAAACATCCGGTCCACGCTAAGTGGATAAAGGTTTAACGTAGTTTATATGAACCTTTGTTTAGATTCTGCGTTAATGTTAACTTTGGCTTCCCACTATCTATAACTATCTTTTTGTGCATTACGATCGATACTTCATTTATCACTCTATCGCCGTGTTGTTTTGGTATCTCTACTATAGATAGGTAAATTCTTCCATCATCGTATTGTTTTTTGTGCTCTTCATTTAGCACATTCCTATCTATTTCCTCAAATCCAATACTGTGTATGTTGCACTTGTGCAACTTTCTGTTGAAAAACACGGGAGACGATCCGTACTTTTCACAATATTTTTTGAGGATGCACGATTTACATATACTTTTCATTGACAAAACTTCAGGATATTTATAATTTATTATACATAGACACTTTATTATTCATAGTTTAGAGCATGGATGTATCAGCGTTAAAACTAATCATTACTATAGGAACGTCTGTAATTACAACGTTGTTTATGGTGATAGGTATTGTTATAAAATACAGAAAAGAGATAGAATCTATAAGGGAATTAATATACAAAGTAAATTCAGATAGTGTTAAGGAAATATCGAATAGATTAGAAAAATTAGAAGAAAAACATGAAAATAGTTTTGATGAACTTGGTAACAAAATAAGTGGATCAATAATAGATATATCAACGATAAATACTAAAAGAAATGCTTGTTCTAGAAATGTTTCAAAAGCCATAGATGAAAATGCTGCCAGAATAAGAAGACTTGACTCAAAACTTGACAAAAAGTTAGATGAGATCAATAAGTATTTTACAAATGTTATAAATAAGCTTTCTACACTGGAGGAGAGATCTTCCAGTGTTGACATTCAAATAGACATGTCCGTAATAGAAAACATAAATGGTCGTATCAACGTTGTATATGAAAAATTAAGTCGATACGATGACATTAATGATTCTGTAAAGGAACAGAAAAAATGGGCAATGGAACAAGACAAAAAGATGAATCAACTCTACGAGATGATGATAAAGAGAAACTCAAAGAATTAGACGAAGTAGTAGACGAGTTAAATAAACTTAGGGTTCACCGCAACAGAATTTCCAGTAAGTTGGACAAATTATTGGAAATGGCTAATGCTCAGTATGATGGTGCAAGATGAGTTTACTATTTATAGTGTTGATGGTATTAATTGACTTGATCGCGTATATCATTATTACTAGATATATGCATAAAAAGAGTAGATCAAGTATGCATGAAATAGAAATAGATATGGATATGAATAAAATAGATAATGAGTTAAAACATTTAGAAAATCTTTTGAATCTTATTGACAAGTAGCTTTATCTGTAGTTCAAAATAAGCTAGCGACCTGTCATTTTTGATTACGTAGTCCATCATATCGAGATCAATATCTAAAACCGATTTTTCCGTTACATGGTTTCCAACGTTTACGCTCGGTCTATCTATATAGATAGACACGACATTTTCAAAATTCTGTTTAATATACTTTACTTGTGATTCAAACCGCACATCGGGAACTATGATGTACAAATCTTTTTCTAGTGACCAATTAGCACCCCTTAATATTTCGATACCCTTTGATCTAGAATAACCGTATCTTTTACTAATATATTTACCATTTTTTTCTACAATAGATAGTTTCTTGCACACTCTTAGTAGTTTGTCTTCAAAAGTATGCAAGTATGTATTTTGAAGTTTCATGGAGCACGTTCTTAACGCTACCCTTGGTGAGAGGAAATACTCACTGTTTGTGCTATATACGTAATTTTTTCCGTCAATTTGTTCATCGTAATCACTATCGACTTCGTATAGTGTTTTATTGTCCTTAGTTATTTTCTCACCGATTTGTTTCACAGGATATCTATCATCGCCAAAATTTCGTTTTTGTGAGTCAGAGAATAAACTATCATAAGTGAACCCATACATATCCATCATGAACCTTTTTAGCGGGTCCATGAGTCCGACAATATCGGCAGAAAGTCCGTATGATAGTATTTCTGCGGCTGTGTCTTTACCGCTTCCTGAAAGCCCTGATATTGTAATTATTGTGCTTTTCATTTTTTAATCTGATACGAAAATAGAATCTGGGTTATTGATGTATTCTTTTGAAATTTCTTTAATGCCTAGTTTTTCTGCCATTTTTTCAATACACATCGAGCATGCTTTGATAACAACACCATTAGAGGAGATCATTCTAACATCTTCATCATACCCGCAGTTATCACACTTTAGACCGGGTGTTACTTCCCATATTATCAATTTTTCCCCTAAAACCATGTTATCCTCTTTCGTTTTTAAATAAGAAAAGATATAAACGTCACAATTAAAAATTACACCTGTCTAAGTGTTTTATGTAAAGTGTAGATATGGCCTACAATTTCAATTGTAACTATTATGTTGCGTCAGCTGATAGCGGTAACGGTCATATATTTCAATTTTACACTGAAATGACAAGCCACGGTTGGACATGTGTAAATACATGTTACGACAGTGGCGGTGGATTCGCTGTTACTAATACTATATCTGCGTCATCAGATCTGAACACGCAGTCTAACGAGGCTCCGTGGATAATACTTAGAGATGGTAGTGGAGCCGGAGGGGTTGAAATTTGTCTGTGGAGAAGTAACTCCTATTATCATTATTGGAATGTAAAGATGTCCAGGACTGCTGGATTTACATATAATGCGTCTGCTATTACTGATGTTCCCACGGCTACGGATGAAGTTGTACTTTTGTCGGGAACGTCAATGTTTGGATCCGGTAATTCATATGGAGCTATAATGGTGGAAGACGTATCACCATGGCAATTTTATTTTGTCTCATGGCCTACTGGCAGTTTTTCACTTGATAGTGCATTAGTAAAAGCAGAACTTGATATGGGTCCAGACACGTCACATCCGGACAATAACGTATATATAGTTACGAATGGCGGGGCCAATATATTTGAAAATTATAAAACACATTATCCATACGAATTATCAAGTACTGGTTATGGAAAAAATGTTGCTATGATTAATAGTACTGAGTATAGTTCAGTCGTTCAGTTAGGTTGGGTATGCCGTGATACTTATGGTGCACCTAATAACATACCACAAGATTCAACAGGTGATATATTATTTCCTATACTATACGGTAGAATAACATATATGGATCCACCATATGGATATAGTGGAGCCACGACGATGATTAAATGGTCTGGTACTTCAAGAAGTCTTGGTGATACTATAGATAGCTTAAATTGGATTGTTTTTGGTGATGTTGTTTTACCATGGGATGGAACCACAACACCATCTAATTAAGGTAGCACTATGGCTTTGAATTTTGACTGTAATTATTATATACCGGCTGTATTAGATAGTCATAGTGGTGGGACCTATAATTCATATGGTATAGGTCATATTTATCATCTATATACTACATTAAATGGTCATGGTTGGACATGTAAGGCCATGTATTTTTATGATGTTTCTAGTACGTCGTGGACCCAAACTAAACTCGATTTTGATGACATTGAAGATTTAAGCACATACAATAGCTCGGGTGCTCCATGGATCATACTTCAAGATGGTAACGGAATGGAGATGTGCATCAATAGATATGACTCATACCCAAATCATTGGCAGATAAAATTTTCTAGATCAGCTGGTTTCACTGATACTGCGAGTACTACGACCCCGACTGCTACTGATGAATTTGTGTTGTTTAAAGGGTCCTTAACTACACAATATGACTCATATGGTGCAGTAGTTGTTGATGATTCAGATCCATATAATTTTTACATGGCGGCATGGAAATATGGTGATTTCATAGTAAATGGTTTTTTGATGAGGGCGTATTTTGATACGTCAAAAGATTCAACATTTCCTGATAACAACGTATATGTTGTTGGGAATTATAATACTGACATATTTAACAACTATGCATACATGGCTGTATATAACATGTCATCATCGTACTATTCATATAGTAAAAATGTAGCCATGGTAAACTCTTCTGATTACAATGTTGTATCACAAACATGCTTTGGGTGGTATAGAAACTACGCATATAGAACGGTTTTTCCATTAGGGATATCTGATGATCATTCATCTAATGTTAATGTTATTAGAGTTCCAGTACCGTATATCAGACCGAATTCATATTCAACACCAAATGGGTTTAGTGGAATAACTTCATTCATTGAATGGAATGGCCATGCACCAACACTAAATGGCCAAACTATTAATAATAAAAATTACATTGTATTTGGTCAGATAACACTACCATGGGATCCAACTGTTACACCTAGGTATTAAGTAAAGAGGTTTTATAAGATGTCTCTTAATTTTGACGTAAATCAACTGATTAGTGGCTCTGATAGTGGTGGTGGGCAAATATATCAATTGTATCATCTTTTAACAAATTTATCCACTGGTGCATGGACATGTGTTGGCGCGTATTATAACGGTGCTCCACAAACTAGTGTTACAAGTGCTGATGATTTAAATGGATCCCAATCAAATTCATCTCCATGGTTTATACTGGAAGATCCAAATGGTTATCAAATTTGTTTTAACAGGTATGATGGCAGTAAATATGATTGGCAAATAAGTGTTTCAGGACCTACAGGGTTTACGTTACCATCTCCATTGACCAATGTTGCTCCAATAGCACCACTAGATGTCAATGGTGCTACGACTGGTGTTTATCATCAAGGAGATAAATTTGTACTGAAAAGAGATAATCTATTTTATAATTTTGATCAATACTGTTCTGTATGTGCCGACGATCAATCACCGTATAATTTTTACCTTGTAACATGGAAAGTTGGTGATTTTGATTCGATTGCTTCAATGGCAAGGTTTGAACTTGATGTGGTATCTGAGTCATCATTTCCTGATAAAACAGTGTATGTTATTGGAGATTATAATGATCAGGTTTTTAGATATTATGGTACACGCGGATCATATGGATTTAATGACTATGTTCAGTATAAAAATGTAGCCATGGTATCGTCGACTGAGTATAATACTGTCAATAATTTACCGTATTATTATTATAATAGTGGTACACAGATTGCGATACCAAGTTTTATGCAATTTGATTCATCTGACAAGCAGATACTGTTTCCAATAGCATATGGCAGACCATCTAGTTTTATACCACCGAATGGGTTTTGTGGTATAACCTCATTTATTCGGTGGAATGGCAGAAGATCGAATCCGGGAGAAACATTTGACAGCGGAAATTGGTTATCTATTGGTGACGTATCAATTCCATGGGATCCAACTGTAGTACCAAGGTATTAAGATATGGCTGATTATCCTAAATCACCAATAGATCCAGAAGCTTCTGCTGATTATACTGCACCACCTGATGATGTTCCTATATCAACGCTTTCTGTAACATCAGTAATACCGTATCATCTTTCACCGGATCATTATGACATATCTCCAATTTCTGACGGTTTGACTGGTGGAGGTGCGGCGCTTGTAAAGTATTATAAAATGGGTGGCTGGGTTGCTGGATCCTACACTACGTGGGTATCCACTCCTACCCCGACTCCGATCGGTGGAGCTACTGATTATCACATAATTCATGAGTGGTATGCATGATAAACAGAATGGTTTTTAATAGAGTGTTTCGTTCTTTAGGTTCAGACATTACATATGATGATGTAAGTCGTGTTTCCTCATATTTGAACTTAATAAATGACAGTGTGCTTGATGATGGCCACATAGTTGCTATAGTAAACCCTGATGATATACAGATATTGAAGTTTGTCACAAGATGGCATTTAGTATATGACAAAAAGTTTGTGGGCTCGCCATGGGATGTGTATTTGCTTCCAGGAGCCGAGCATACTGTTGTTAAGACAGATGGTAATTTTTATAATGTTGATGGGTGTAGTGTTAATAGTGTTATGTGCCAATATTACGGCAAAGCTTCAATAACATCCATAGACAATGATTAAATCAAAAGAACTATCAAAAAAGTTTTCATCATCCGTTTCCTCGTTTTCACACTTAGTTTCGTTCATTAACGAGTGTGATGATATCAAGACGTTAAAATCGTTTAGTATACCAGGAATGTATATACAAAAAAGTAAAAGATCATTCCATGACGCATACACAGATTTCATAAATACCTCTATTAATTTTGTTAGTGATAGTAACACTCTGATCGATGAGTTTATGAAATATAGATCGGAGATCATGTGGCAAGATAAAAACCTGAAAAAGGTGTGTAGCAATAACAATATATTTTATACAATATTTCTATCTAAAATACTACCACATAGTATACATACCGCTCCAAAGGTATCAAAAAAGTTTAGCGTACAGTCTCTAATTTACTAATCATCACATTAAACATTTTATATATACTTTAAGGTGTAGAGTATCTTTGTAAACTACACCTTAAAGTATACGACGGAAAAAGGTATAAGATTTAGTCATGAGAAATTCATTCGGAAGTGACACAATCAGAAGCGTTATAATAGCATCTTCAATACTCGGTGGTTATGACAATGAGTTGACTGATATAGTAAAAACTATTGTAAAAAAGAACAACACAAAGATAAGGATGGCTAACCTGTATAAGGGGCTCCTTAGAATGCGTGTGGCTGACAGTAAGAAGCCAGCGAAAAATAAAAAACAGGAAGTTCCCTCAAGTGGAAATGATTTCCCGCGTTCATTTTTAGAAAATATTGGTGGATTCATTACCGGCATTTTGACGAATATGACTTTATCCGGTAGTAATAATGAAAAAACAAACGTTGGTGCTGGACTGTTGGTTTCCCCATTTTTCACCGGAAAAACTAATAAGATATACACGGTAAATTATGATGGTAAGCAAGTTGAACGATATATGCCTACCGGTGATAACGGAAAGCCCGGAAAGAATACCTACGCGTTAGTAGGGAGTGCTATTAAAAACACCGTCCTAGGCATGCTAAGTGATCTTAGAATTACGTCATCATATAAGGTTAGTATAATACAGGACGCTGAAGACATAATAGAAGAGTATATAGAGGCACTGCTCGGAGATGAAATTAGAAGGGTGTCTGAGTCAAGAAAATCAATCGCTTCCGCTAACGTTGAAGCTGTTGATAAAGCGATCAGAAGTCTTTTTGAGACTGAAAAAGATGTATTTGATCCAGAGACAATACTCAGTATGAATATGGATGAGAGAAAAACTCTTCTTACAAAGTATGTTGATCTGAGTAAGATATTGCTTAGAAGATCTGGAAATACGACGGTCACAAGCGCCTCTACTGTGGCTGATATGATTTTACTTAAGTATGCGTTTGCACTATCTGGTGATGTTGATAAAGCTAAAGAATACGCGTACATGATAAGTAAAGAGGTGTTGAAAATAGCGTTCAACATGTCAGTCAACTTACTCGCGAGTAGAAAGTGGGGCGTCGGTAGGCAGGTTACTGATTACTTCAGAAGAAGGCTTCGGTTATATCAAATACCGATCTATGAACAGTATCAAAATGTTTTATACAACATAGAATCGCAGCGTGATCATATTGATAGTCTAAAGAATAAGCTCAAGAGCGTATCTGGTAGTGATGCGGCCAAAAAGATTGAAAGTAATATAAGGTCCGCTGAGGTAAAACTGGAAAAGTTCAATAATGATCGTGATAAGCTTCGGTCAAGATTGCAGAAAGAAATAATAAAGAAGGTACTTAAAGAGAACGAGAATATATCAAAAGAAGAAGCCATAGCGATGGCGATAGATGAAATAAACAAGATACCGCCAAAGTCAAGATACGTTGGAAGAGATATAAGCGTTAACAAATTGTCAGAGGAAGGATCTGAAGAAAATCCGGCTGGTTGGGACGAAGTTCTGACTAAGATGCATAGTGATAGCACGTTCGGTGGATCCGGCAATGAGATCAATGATGAGGAATCGGACGCTGATAAGCTAAAGAGAATCATGAACGGATATGTTGATTGGATTATCGACACTAAATCCGATGGAACGACTATTGATAAAGATTTTGCGGAAAAGATAAAATCATACGTTAACGGCGGGCTGTTAGACAATGATAAGGATAGTAAACAGCTAGCTAGCAAACTTCTCAATACCGTAGGATACTCTTCAAATCCAATTAGCGCTATCGTATTCAATAACTTCGGATATGAAGTAAAGAACGGAAAAAAGAAATTCGTTAAAGAGATAGCGATACCGCTCATTGAAAAGTCACTGGCTAACAAAAACGTGAAAGATCTGTTGGCTCACGTTGACTATGAAAAAGAGATTGAAGCTCTCGGTAAGAAGTTCAATGTGGCCACTGATGGTCGGATTTCATCGAATTTGAAGGTTTCAACCGGATTCAGTAAGATCGCTGACGATGAATTGTCAGATTATGAGTCCATGTTTGAGGATCTTGGGGAGACTGAAGAACCACAAGATGAAAATGAAACAATATCGAAGAGCAGCCTATATATAATAAACAAGATACAACAGGAACTCGGTGACGCAACAGACAATCAGATAAAGCAAGTGTACGATTCAATTCGTGACATTTTAGCTAAATCTACCGGTGTTTCCCTTTCGTCTACGTCAAACAAGATGAGGGACGTTGATAAGGCTGTCGGAGATATAAGAAAATTCATCAATAGTGATGAAAATAAAAAGTCAGGAAATAGTAGTAAAAAGCTTAACTACAATTGGAACATGCTGCTTTTGGAATTTGGTGATTTCATAGGCAAGAGCAGATATGACATGAGATATGAGGGCGGAAGCTCAAGAGGGATAACGAAGGATTTTGAAACGTATCTTACAAATAGATACAATATCATGAAGGATCCAGTAGCAAAGTATCTTCTAGAAACGTATTTTGTTGGCAAAGAGTATAAAGAAACATCAAAGATAATTCGTGAGTTGAGGGATGGCTATCTGGACAGTGTGTCAAATTATCTGAGTATTAAACATCCAGCTACTTATGTTGAGTTAAGGTCCAATGGTGTTGGTATTGGACCAAACGCATCGATATTTGACCAATTCGGTGATAGAATAATATCACTGGTGAAGATCGTGAATGAGTGTATAAATGCTCAGGATAATGGCGAGACTAGCTCTTATTCCAAGAAAGAGTGTATGCACTATAACAAGGAACTTAACGCTAAACTTCGTGATGAGGGTATGAGAACTGAAGACATAGAACAGTTCATGTCCGCCATCATGAAAATGTCAAGTTCCGGGTGCGTAATAAAAAACTTTGTTGATCAGTTTGTTGACATATCCATCAACGCCACGATGATAACCGCCGGTGTGATGGATGAAAAGTTGGCAAATAAATACAGACTTGATCTCAGTAGATTCAATGAGTCATTGAGAAAGTGCAACCTGACGTTAAATATCGTGAAGAATCTGGCGGTTGAGACGTATAAAGGTGATGATGTAAAAGAAGATTTGCTCTATGATATATCTAAATTCGTTGAATCGTATTATGGTGATCATGGCCCGGAGGATGTTGAAAAATTACTTAATACTATCAACTCAATAGGGTTGATAAATGTGGAAATAGATGATAGTGGTGATATTGATGTTAAAGTAAAGAATGATCGACTATATAAGGATATTTTTGAACGTGGTTTGAACGTTGATTTTGATATCTCAAGAAAAGCTATAAATTATAGTAACATGGAGATATTAAATAATGATATGGAAGATAAGAGCATTCATATAATGGATGTTGATTATGTTAGGGATACGTTTGAAAACATGGTCACCGGGAATGAAGAGGCTGAGGCTGTAAACAGTGAAATATATGCTGACGCTATAAAAGACTCCGTTGACGAAACGATAGTCTCTAACATGAATTATGATCCGAAGGTATTCATACCTAGTGATAAATCAAGAAAAGTTATAGACAGTATGATCTATAGCTTGTATATGAAATCACATATGAACAACATACTTCTTAATGGTACTAAGGTAAAGATATCAGGTCGTCTTCTCAATCATTTGAGAAACACTCAAAAATATGATGAAAGCAAGAAATATGAAGCCACTGTGTCACCGGCTGAGTTAGTTTCTTGGATAATGTATACAAAGAATAGTGGTTATCACTTCTATGATGATGATCCGGAAGTTGATGCCACTAAGATGAAGGCCGATGATATGTACGAGGCCAGATATCTAGCCCTAAGTGGCATGAGAGACAATGCATTAAGGGAAATAGACAGATCAACTAATCTAAATAAATATAGATCTAGCATGATTAAATATTATGTGAAGAAGAATATGGAGGGTGTTGATAAACTTAAGAACGGTGTTAATATGACCGATTCTGTTGATGTCAACTCAATAATAGGATCATTGAATTATAGATTCAATAAATTGGTTGGCGGTGAGGGTAATATCACAATAGGATCCATTCTAAATATTGCTAGAACAGAATATGATAAAGAAGGCAAGATGGTTCATGATAAGAACGCGATCAGAAATAGACTGATTGGTGTTAGGGATCTGATAGGATCTGTCGTATCCCCCACGATTATCGATCTTGCTAAAAAAGATGAAAAATATAGACATGCTTACATGTCAATGATCGAAGCTCAAAAAGAGTATGAAAAGAACATGATGAAGGTTATTGGCATAAGTGATGATGTCAAACGAAATAACCTGGAAAATAGAGTTATAGCTCAGATTAGAAGAGCTGTATCTGTATCTATCAATATCATGTTTAGAAGAATATATGATGAAGTTAGTAAAAATATATATGAACAGATTGATATAGATAGTGAGGAAGGCGAAAAGAGTTTCATCGGTGCGTACAAAAAGTACGTTGAAAACAAGAAGAGTCGTCTAGATAGTAAGATAAAAAGAGAAAATGTGTTTGACGTTAGTGTGATAAACAAGTTCGTCAATGAACTTAACTCAATGTTCATAGAGCTTAATGACGATAGGTCAAACAGGTCATACGTGATAAATGAGATAAATAGCGCGATCAATAACATAGTGAATCAGAATTCGAACGCTGTGATCGGTGATGAGAGTAGAAAACGAAAGAAATTAACAGAAAAAGAGATAAAGGAAAGAAAAAAGAATGTTGGGAAATACTTTGACTCGATAAAGAAGAATTTCAAGCTAAGCGATGTGAAATTTGATAATAACGGAATGATCTCAAGTGTAGAGGGTGTCAATAACACCATCCTTGAGATTGAAAGAGGTATCATTGAACATGAGTTAGTGAACGCCGGTAAGCTTGTTACGCTACTTAGGTATATGCACATCATTGATGGTGTTCTTAAAAAGAAGACCGGAAAAAAGACAAGTAGTAAAATGTCGATAATAAAGTCGATTAGAATAGCTGCTGGTCAAAAGTCCATAAAGTCAGTGATATCAAAGATTTCCGAAAATATAAGAAGTTATATCACCGATGGTGTTGATAAACATCTTGATGAAATAATCAGCGGTATAGACAATAATACCGGTGGTGTTTCAATAAATGTTGTGAATGGTATCAATGGCATAGTTAATGAAATGAAAAAGGATATATCATCAATAGATGATATAAAATCAGCGTTAATTAATCTCGGTATAAACTCAAAGAATCCGGATAAAGTTATAGATACTATGATAATTGGACTAAGATTCGGTAAACTTAGCGATATATTCAATATTGGTAGACAGTATAAAATGAATAATGTTATAGATATGATACAAAGTAGACTAGGTAAGTCACGCGGTGGACACTCATTTGATCTAACCGGCACGGATTCAATCAATGATGAGATATCAAAGAAGGTTGATGAGGAATCGGATAAAATAGGTAACAACGCTTCTACGATGGATGAGTTTTCAAAATCTATGGAAGCATTGAAATACGCATATGAACTTAAGGGTAACGTTATCGACATCAATAGTGGTGAAAAGATTGACGTTACGAAGATGATATGCTCCAATAAGTTTAACGGAAATGACGTCGTTCTATCAAATGACTCAAGCAGTCTTGTTACCGCGTACAAGAAACTCATAGAGTTCTTTAAGAGTTATGGCACTGTAAACATGTGTAACTCTTATAGTGGCAAAGAAATCGGAGATGATGCATACGTGTTGTTAAATAGCGTATATTGGAGCACAATAATAGGCAATATGGACAAAATAAATGTGATGAAGAAGAATGAGAAGAAAGATATAAGTCCTGATAACATGAAGGATGTATATGTCAAGTATTACAATAGAATAATTCAAATAGCTGCTAAATATGGTGTGAAATTTGATTTAGAAAGTGTCATTGATATAATGACTGGTGAGAGTATGGTAATAAGTGGTAGGCCGATTTCTAAGGTTGATGATAAGTCAGTCCACGATCTGCCAGGTGAGATTAACATGCCTGAAGAGCCAACAAAGTCTGAACTTTCATCAGGCGGAATTCCCAATGATTTGAATCAGGGGATCAGCCAGGTGGAAAGCGGAACGGAATTCACCAATAGTCCGGAACTTGTTGAGTCAACAGTGAAAGACCTGAAAAAGGAACAGCTTGAAGAGGGTCAAATACCAGACTACATGTTAGGTATGTTGGAATCTAATGAGAGTAAACCGGAAGAGCCGGAAGAATCAGAAGAATCTGATGATTTTTCAGATCTTCTTGATTTTGATATGGACGATGATGAAGATGACGATGGGTTTAAGATTTCATTCTTCCAACCAACGTCAAGACCGATCATTATTGAAGAAAAGGTTAGCCTATACAATGATAGTGATGAGTCATTCGGAATATCATATAATACAAACTCGATTGATGAATACCTGAAGAAGTAAACGACTGTAATGTTTATATGTCGATAACATCGGCCCTCTTTCTTGTACATAGGGAGAGGGCCGATTCATGTCATAGGAGTATCTAAAGAAAATGAACGGAAAAGAAGAAAAAGAGATAGTTAACGTTCGTTGTAGGTCAGGGTTTTCTAGGACTAGGGGAACACCGGGATCAAATTATGATTATACCATGACTCGGTGTTCATCTGAAACCGCGTATGTCATAAACAGATCAAGCAATTCAATAACACTTAGGTGTACACAGTGTGGATTTAGTTGGACGATAAACACCGGTGGTAAGTTTTAGGCGTCATGGTAATATTTAGATGCCCTGAGTGCGGAACAAGGCTAGAACAATACGGAAAAATAAACGAATTTGTGTGCATCAAGTGTAAAAAATTATATAAGGCAAATATAAAGGTAGAGTATATAGAGTTGTCATCAATAGATGATAGAAAGATGATAGAAGATGGACATAATAAAACTAGTGACAAATAGTTTTGTTCCGATATGCGTTAGTTGTGATACGAAGAGCACCATAAACTCGATAATAGATGAGTTCAAAAACCTTAATGACAGAAACATATTACATGTTTGTGGAGCGTGTGAAATAACTAATGGTAAAAAGTTCATTCCAGTAATAAACGAGTTTTGTTTCAACCCATCAATAGATCTTCAGCCAAAGATATTGATCTCTGATTTCACTGATGGAATACAAGACGTCACTCAAGACGCATACCTTAGAATATGTGAGAATGTTCAATCATATAATAAGGTATTGATATTTGTTAATGACGAGTATGATTTAAGTGAGGCTCTTCGCTCTCGTTTAAGAGTAGTTAGAATTGTTGGTGAGTTTGTTATATCAAATAACTTTCTTAGACTATCTGAGTTCATTGTAAACGAGTTTGATAAAGCAAAATTTTATGGTGTTCCAAAAATAGTTGTTGATATTCCTGTCGGAATGTCTTTCGATAAAAAACAACTAATAGAATCAATGAAGATAGCAGCTCATAACTTAAGGGATTCTGGTAAGCTTGAAGAAGCCATAAAAGTTTATAGTTTTATCTCAAGACTTTATACCGATCTATACACTAAGACAGAGCTTCTTTGGGGCGATTTTGTCATACAAATGTAGTTAAGGATCCATGGCCAATGTAGTAGTTTCAGGAACCGATGAGTTCCAAATAGAGATGTTTGTTGATGGAATGGCAGACTCATACTTGGGTGGATATGCTAAGTATGATGATATAAACCGCCTTCTAATTGATAACGAATATGGTAAACTAGTTGGTAAGCTTGTGATAGTGTATGGATCAGACGTCATTCATGATCTAGATACTGGTGGGTTTGACGTAGTTTATGTGTCTAACAGTATACGTTGTGATACGTGCAAGAACATTGTCTTGAATGAGTTCAAACCATACGACGAAAAGTCTGTCATACGGTGGATCAACGATTACGGAAGCTCTATCGGCGTTGATCTGACATCGGTAGCAAAGCCATTATTTATAAACTGTGGTAATAGCACTAGAAAGATCCACTCTGAAATACAAAAGCTGGTACAACTGTCAGGGTTTTATAGTAGTATTCAGATGGATCTTTTTAAGTCTGTTGTCTGCTACTCGAATGCAATAACACCGAGTTTGGTGATAGATTCGATGTGTAGCGGAAATGTACACGCATGTGTCGGGTTTTATGATAAACTCCAGGAAAGATATGATGAAACAGGCTGGATCGCCACGTATTTACATGCCTTTTTACAAAGATGTGTCAAAATCCATCAATTTACATCATTTCGTATTGATGATGAAACAGCCTCAAAGTCACTTAATATATCAAAAGGTCAGTATTACTTACTCAAAAAACGATATAAACTTTGGACTAGGGAACAGTTACTAGATTCAATAGGTGTCGTGAATGAGGTTAATAGACTTCATAGGGAAGGCACTGTTGGATCAGAGTCACTTTTAGAAAAGCAATTAATAAAGTTGTCTTTGGAGGCTAAGAAATGTCTAACGAGAGCGTAGCGGTATTGAACGAAGTCGTCATAGAAATAGAAAATACGAAATCAGGAATCAATATCATGCCATCTAGAAACGGGCTCGGATCCATCAAAAGAGTGTTCACTGATGAGGGCGTGGATCCGTATGATACCATAAAGTGGAAGATCGTTACAGCTCATACGTTAGATAATAATGGGAAGACTAAAGTAGACATCGAAAACGTTGAGGTTCCAGAGTTCTGGTCTGAGTCTACGATCAATACTATTGTTCCCAAATACTTTCGAATGATCAATGGTGTTCAAGAAAAGTCTCTGAAGTCTGTGGTAGATAGGGTCGTCAACACAATAGTTGATTGGTGTGATGAGCAAGACTACTTTAGCGATAGTAACGATAAAGATGTCTACTCTGATGAAATGAAATACGCTATCGTTCATCAATATGGTGCTTTTAACTCTCCGGTTTGGTTTAATTTAGGTGTTCCCGGAAGAAAGCAGACTGTTAGCGCTTGTTTTATTTCAGAGGTGGAAGACTCATTAGAGTCTATCATGGAATTTCAAGCCAATGAGCTTAGAATTTTCGCCGCTGGATCTGGCTCTGGTGTGAATATTTCATCTGTTCGTTCTTCATATGAGAAGCTTTCATCCGGGTCGTATGTGTCTGGACCTATGTCGTGGATGAAGATGAATGATATGGGCGCGGCGGCTATGAAGTCAGGTGGTAGTACGAGGAATGCCGCTAAGATGGTGATCATGAACATTGATCATCCAGACATAATTGAAACTATGGATGGGCGGCCTGGATTTATTAGAGCTAAAGCTGTTGAAGAACAAAGAGCAAGGGACCTAGCTAGCATCGGATATTCAGCTAATTTTAGTGATCCAAATTCCGTTCAAAAATCGGTAGCGTATCAAAACGCCAACTTTTCTGTTAGCATTACAGATGAGTTCATGAAAGCCGCGAAAAACAGGAAGTGGTTTGCCACTCATGCTGTTACAACTGGCGAAACCGTAAAAATGTACGACGCAAAAGAGATGATGCGTGAAATCGCTAAGGCCACGTGGGAATGTGGCGATCCTGGTGTTCAATTTTATGACACAATCAATAGTTGGCATACTACCCCAAAGAATGGTCCGATCGTTTCTAGCAACCCATGTTCTGAATTTCTTCATGTAAATAACACAGCGTGTAATTTGTGCGCATTGAATCTCGTTAAGTTTTTGAATGATGATAACTCATTCAAGTTCGATGAGTTTGAGCAAGCGGTGAAGATTTTCACGATGGCTCAAAATGCGTTTGTCGACAAAGCTAACTACCCAACGCGTGAGATCTCATACAACTCAAGTAAACTTCGTCCGATCGGGCTTAATTTCGGTAACTTAGGCGCTTTTGTTATGAAACTTGGGTATGGCTACGATTCTGACGAAGCTAGGGGTATTGCGGCTGCGTTAGCCTCTCTTATGACAGGAAGTGCGTATCTGAACTCTGCTCTTATGGCCAGGGAACTTGGGGCTTTCCATTACTATTATTCAAACTCAGATGATATGCTTAGGGTCATTCGTCAGCACAAGCAGGCGAGTGATAACATCGAGAATAAGTATGGAAAGATTGCTCTAGGTTCACAGTTTAAGGGTCGTCTTGATGAAATTTGGAACAAGGTCCTTAACTATGGTAGCACATACGGATTTTATAATTCACAAGTAACACTTCAAGCTCCTCTAGGGACTCTTTCGTTCTTCATGGGTCTTGAAACGTCGGGCATTGAACCGGCCTATTCACTGGCAATAAAGAAGGACATGATAGACGGAACAGACGCCATAATTTTAGTGAAATCCGTAAGGCCCGCTCTTCGTTCTCTTGGATATAAGGAAGAGATTGAAGGCATCATGGACTATTTTGCTAAGAGTGGAACACTTGAGGGCGCTCCTGGGCTAAAGAAAGAGCACGAAAAGGTATTTGATTGTGCCATGCCGTCTGGAACTGGGAAGAGGTTCCTTTCACCTATGAGTCATATTAAAATGATGGCGGCGATCCAGCCTTTGATCTCTGGTGCTCAATCTAAGACTGTGAATGTTCCCGAATCTGCTACGGTTGAAGATATTGAAGACATCTACATGAAAGCCTGGGAACTTGGAATTAAGTGCGTAGCCATCTATAGGGACGGGAGTAAGGTTTCTCAAGTTTTAGGTAACAAGGAAAAGGAAAAGCCTGTTAAGAAGTTTGAAAATAAGTTCCCGTCAGTAGTTCCCGTGTCAAACGTTGTTAACATGGACGGTCCGCCGTGTTACTTATGTGGAGAAACTACTAGAAGAAATGGATCATGCTACGTTTGTCCGAAGTGTGGGACGACCACTGGATGTAGCTGATACTAAATACTTTTGAGGCCCGAATCTGTTATGCTGATCCGGGCCTCAAAAGTATTTGATTTATTCTTCTTCGAGACTCTTCAAGAAATCGTCAATTGAACTCTCTTCCTCGGATTCCTCTTCTTCTTCCTCGGATTCCTCTTCTTTTGATTCTTTCTTCTTTGGCTTTTCTTCCTCTTCCGATTCCTCGGACTCTTCCTCGTATTCCTCTTCAGGCTCCGGCCCGAATTCCTCTTCAGTTTCTTCCTCAGATTTTTCACTGACGCCAGATCCTGATTTAACCTGATCCATGATTTCCTTTAGTTTGTCGCCAATTTCCATCACAGATCCGGTAATCTCATCGATCGATGATGTATCATCTAAGTATTCGTAAAGTCTAACTATTCTAGCATTGATTGAAAACACATCACGAAGAGCGTCTGACACTATTTCGTAAGGTTTTTGATTTTTTCCGCCAGCGGCAACTCTGCTCTTTGATACTTCAATCAAATAAGCTCTTCTGGCAAGTTTATTTAGTGTACTTAGTTTTTTCATTTTTATTTCTTCCCAGCCTATTAAGACGGATTTGACCTATAGTTTGTTTACACTTAAACTGTACAAAATAACTCTATTATACAAGTGTAGTATAATGTCATGGATATCAAGCAACTTGAAGATCTAATCTTGCAGGCTAGGAAAGCGTATTATAATTTAGATCCTATCATGAGTGATAGTGAATATGATGCGCTCATAGATAAATTGAACTCGTTGAATCCAAAGTCTGATAATATTACACAGGTCGGGTATCCGATCGATAGATCTGTCGGCGGATGGAAAAAACAAAAACACAAGATAATGATGGGTTCACTGAATAAAGTGAACCTAGAAAGCGAGTTTGTAGATTGGGTCGGAATAAACTCACACAGTGATCTTTTGATAACTCACAAACTCGATGGATCATCGCTTGAACTAGTTTATTTTGGTGGTAAACTAAAATCGTGTGTTACTAGAGGGGACGGTATTGTCGGTGAAGATATCACACCTAATGGTGCATTGATCCCAACAATACCAAAGACGATTTCATATGATGGTGATTTGTTTGTGCGTGGGGAAGTTGTTATATACAAACAAACGTTCAATGATATCTATGGTAGTCAATATTCAAATCCTAGAAATGCTGCCAATGGAAAGATGAAAAACTATCATGATCCATCAGGGTGTAAACATCTGACGTTTGTAGCTTATACGATCATGGGAATCGATGGTGTTAACTATGAAAATCAAGTATTTGAGACGTTAAAAGGTTTAGGATTTGTTATTCCTGATTATCATGTTGGTGATGTGAAATCTGTCATTGAGTGGCATAACAAGTGTATGGAAAACAGAGATTCAATACCGTACATGATCGATGGAACCGTGATTAGAATAAACAACATGCAAGTTCAAAGAGACATGGGCGATAAAAACATGCGCCCTGTTGGACAAATAGCATGGAAACCGGAGTCTAAATCTAAGACAACAGAAATCGTTGACGTTGAATGGAACGTTGGATCAACGGGTAGGATAACTCCAGTAGCAATAGTGAAACCTGTTGAAATAGACGGTGTAACAATTACTAGGGTATCACTTCATAACATCAAAATGTTCAAGAGTTTACAATTGAAAAAATCAGATATTGTAATAGTCACAAGAAGAAATGACGTAATACCATATTTGACAAAGCCTCAAATGGAGGTTCAATAAAATGTTTGAAATGCCGAGACAATGTCCTGTATGCGGTGAACCTACGGAGATTATAGGTGATTTCCTTTATTGTATTAATGATGGGTGTAGTTCTAGGGATCGTGGGTTCATCAAGTCGTGGATACAAAATATAGGAATTTTGTACTGGGGCGATGCGATGATAGACTCCATGATTGACGATGGAGTTTCATCGGTTTCTCAACTGTATAAAATGTCTCCGTATGAGATACAACAGTATTGTTCTGGACAGAAGATGGCCGACAAGTGCTTCAGAAGCTTGCATGAGGCCAAAGTGACGTTGATTACTTTCCTGGCTTCTCTTAATATAAAGGGAGTCGGAACGAGCGTATCATCACTAATAGTGGATAGTGGTTTTGATAGTATTGATAAAATATTGTCAATTACATACAATGATCTAGTAGTGATAGATGGAATCGGTGATAAAATCGCGGACGTGTTTGTTAGTGGTATTCAGGCTAAAAAACAAGAGATACTTGAACTATCCAAGATCATTGAGTTTGAAACCGTTGACAGTAAACTTGCCGATTATACTATCTGCATAACTGGAGACACCCCTATACCTAGAAGTGCCATTCATGCAAAAATACTTGAACTCGGTGGTAAAGTATCGAAGTCTGTTTCGAGTAAAACAAATTTGCTTGTTTGTTCAAACCTAGAGTCAAATTCGTCTAAAATGAAAAAGGCGAAAAAGCTCGGGTGTAATATCATGCACGTTTCTGACTTCATGAGAATGATTGATGAGTAGTATAAACATTGTAGGGGATGTTAGCTATATAACTTTTCATAATGAAGATTTCTACATTATGAAAGTAAAGACAAATAAGGGAAGTACTACAGTAAAGGGTAATTATATAGGAAACGTTTCCGTTGGACAGACTCTTAAATTCACCGGATCATGGAATGAGCATAAAAAGTACGGTAAGTTTTTTGAATTTGAATACTGCGAGCCATATTTAGAAAAAACTAAAGATAGCATTATCAAATATATTTCATATAATATAGATGGTATTGGAATAACTACAGCAAGAAGACTGTATGATCATTTTGGTGATAACGTAATTGAGATATTAGCTAAGGATCAAGATAAACTAAAAGAGGCAAAGTTTCTCAATAAGAGTCAAGTCAGTAGCATCAAACAGTATTGGTCCGTTAAGCTAAGAAACAATAAAGCTAGCGTTAAATTACTTCGATCCGGAGTAAAGATCAGACTCGTTAAAAAGATCATAGAAAGGTTCGGGGAGTCCACATATGAGGTAATAAATGAAAATCCATATAAACTGATTGAGGTAGACGGGATTTCATTTAATTTGTGCGACTCTATGGCGATATTGGGCGGGATCGATAAAGACAGCGATCACAGATACAAAGCTATTGTCATTAATGCCATCGACATGTCTAGGCTTGATGGGAACGCGTATGTTTTAACTAAAGATATCAATAAATACGTAAGTAAGATGTTTTGGAACGGTAGTATTCCCAAAATAAAACATGACGGTTCGTTTCCAGACTACGTATTAGTTAAGATACTATCTGATTTAAAAAATGATGGGATCATAGTAGTAGAGGGTGATAAAGTATATAAAACTGTTGATTATAATATTGAATCATATATAGCTAGAATAGTGAATGATATGATAAATACTGAGAATGAGTATTTATCAAAACAATTGAAATCAATAGAAGAATCTGTTAAAGATTTTGAAAAGAATAATAAGATTCAACTTTCTAAAAATCAAAAGCTCGCATTGGACATGTTAACAAAATCTAAGTTTTGTGTTGTGTCCGGTTTCCCTGGATCTGGAAAAACCACTGTTGTATCTGCTTTCATTTATATTTTTGAAAAAGCCGGTATTAATTACGAGCTTATGAGTCCGACCGGGATCGCTGCGAAGCGTCTTTCAATAGTGACAAATAGAGAGGCTAACACGATTCACCGAGCTTTAGGATATAACGGTGAATCGTGGCAATTCAATGAAAACAATAAGTATGACATCGATGCTGTTGTGATTGATGAAGTTTCAATGCTTGACAACTCAACGTTCCTTTCACTGTTAAAAGCCTTGAAGCCTACGACGATGGTGATCGCTATTGGAGACAATAATCAACTTCCGTCTGTTGGCATTGGGGACGTGTTGAATCAACTCATGCAAAGTTCGCGCGTTGAGTCGGTGAAATTAACTAAGGTATTCAGACAATCTCATCAGTCAGACATCGTTGAGGTAGCGTCCTCGATTCTTTCTAACGATAGAGTTAGCACAAAGTATAACCCAAAGTCTGAGTTTGTTTTCATACAAAGAAAGCCACAGGACATTTTTACGGATATAAATAATATCTCACGTATTTTGTTTGAAAAGGGGATGTCCTTTCAAGTCATGAGCCCTATGTACAAGGGAAACTTAGGTGTCGATAATTTGAATGAACTTTTACGCCCGACACTAAATGATAAGTATGAACACAAAAAGAATATAAAATTTGGGAAATCTCGACTTTACGTCGGGGATCGTGTGATGTTCATAAAAAATGATTACAACAATATGATATATAACGGTGATATCGGAAAAGTTGAGGATATGAACATCAAGGATAGTAAGATCAAAATCAAAGTGTTTAACTGGTTTGATGGTGACTCATACTCAGATACTTCATTCAATTTTAGTATGAGTGAGGTGTTTTCGAATATTCGTGTGTCCTATGCGTGTACCGTTCATAAGGTTCAAGGGCAAGAATTTGACGCCATTATTATGCCTATTGTTGATGAGTATAGAATAATGTTATACAGGAATTTGATCTATACCGCGATCACAAGGGCGAAAAAACGTGTGTTTATAATAGGTCAAACGTCCGCGTTCAATAAGGCCCTGTCGAATGAAAGAAAAATAACAAGAAATTCTTCAATAAATGAGATGATAGATCGATAAATGTAATTTACTTTATGATTAGGCTACTTTTTTCTACGGATGAACACATCTCAGGGATAAATCCGGCATACAGAAAAGACGATTACCTTGAGACGATACTAAACAAGATTCGTTGGCAGCTCAATTTTGCTCGTGAAAACGACGTTGATGCCATACTTCATGGAGGGGATCTATTTAATCTAAAAAAACCTAGTAGAACCTCACATAAAGTGATTAACGCTACGATTTCGGCACTAAATGAATCGCCGTGTCTTAATTACGCGATTTTAGGGAATCATGATTACTCTGATTATTCTGACCTTATGAGTCAACCGATCGGTGTTTTAATGAATGGGGATCATATCATTCACTTGTCTCATGAACAGTTCAGATCGGACGTCACCGTTGGAGTGGTAGGTGTAGATTATAAATACGGGCATGATTACGATCACATCACAAGTTCGTTGAGCGGGAAGCTCGAACTTCTTCCCGAGTGTGATTTCACTGTCGGCATTTTGCATACGTTAAGTTCAATGACCGGGGTGTCCGATATCTACGGTGAATACTGCTTGAATATCAACAAATTGTCTAGGGAACCGTTTTGTCCTGATGTTGTCATGATCGGACATGAGCATAAACAATACGGAGTCGATGAAATTAACGGTCATTTCTTTGTAAGAAATGGGTCACTGTCTAGAGTCGCATTGAATGATAACACACTGATGCACAAACCATCAGTTACAATGTTACAATTTTCTAAAGACGGCATTGAAATTACAACACATGTCGTTGATCACCAACCGGCGCATGAAGTTTTTGATATTGAAAGGAAAAGCAGAGTAAAGAAAGAAAATAAAATACTGGATGAGTTTATTGAAAAACTTAAGGGAAGTTTTAGTAGTTCTGATGAACTCGATAGGGTCTACGATGAATTTGTTGGATCTAAGGATTTTCCACAAAAGTTAAAGAATATCGTAGATGAAATACTAAAAGAAGCTGACTATAAAAAGAGCACAAAATGATATATATTAGCTATTCCGGTAAGAAAACGTACCTACAATGTCCATTAAAGTATAAATATATATACATAAATAGATTAGCGATTAAGGGTGATAGGACTGCTGCCATTCGTGGGATTGTGATCGATAATCTGTTTGAAAAATTCTATAATGACAAATTATATATCAAAAATCAGAAAGAAAAGAACTTCGGGTTAGAATCATACGTAGACTATGTGATCGATCGAGTATTTGAAAAGGAAGCATTACTCCCTGAGGATAACGTTGAATTCCGATATAGGCTAAAGCAAGAAACGATAGCTAAAATCGAGCCCACGTTAGAAACAATAAAAAAGCATAAACTGATAAAAGATAACAGTAAATCGTCTGTTAACTTATCTACTCATATTAGAGTTAGTAAGTTTAGTGATACCGTTAAACTAGTAGGGATCGCTGATTTTATTCATGGGTACGGAAAGTCTGTTTGGATACTAGACGGTAAGAATTACATGAAAAAAGAAGCGGATTTGGATCAGCTTCTTTTCTACGCTACTTTGTATGCTTTTAAATACAAGGTTGTTCCCTCACGTCTCGGGTTTCTTTTTTACATGTTCAAGGATGATCAACTTCAGTGGGTTGACTTCAATGAAGATATGCTAAGGGAATCATTCAACAAAACGATTCATGTAATTTCTGAGATCAGAAAGGGAAAGTTCCATCCTAAACCGTCAGTGAGTTCGTGTGCTAACTGTAAATTTAGACACATATGTGAACATGGAAAAGCATTGGATGAAGAGATAAGGTTAGAAAAGGGCATACTGGTTGAAAGTAGTCTGTTTGATTTGGAGAAAATATAATGATCAATTTTGACGATGTTGACGTGAAAGTAGCGAAGGAATCTATCGAGTCTAAATTCAATGACTTGAAAAGGCGCATTGAAAAGCTAAAGTCTGATAAACAAAAGATCGATGCGGTTTTATCGGTGAAGATGAATCAACGGGCTGAATTGATTGAAAAGATCAAGAAAATGGGGTATAACCCGGACGATTTGAAAAATCAAATCGATGAAAAGAGAAGAGTTTTGAACATAACACTTAACAACATAAACAAAGAGGTTCAGTTTTTAGAAGAAAAGATTGAACCGATGTTAGAAGCCATCTCAAAGATGTAAGGACAATACAGTATGTCAACAATGAGCTTCAATGATCAGGCAGTCAAGAAACTTCTTAACGCTAAACTGGTTAAACCGTCATCAGCATTTTATAATATTCAACCGTATGATGGAGGTATGTCGATTTCGTCTATTGATACACGTCGGATGATCAAACTATCGGTGTTATGTGATAGTGTTGATGGTGTGGTAGATAACAAGTCAGAATATTTTATCCCTATCAAGAAACTTAATTTATTCTCATATCCTGGGTCTTACAGGTTAAAATTTAACGAGGATCACATTCTTGTTAACATCAAATCAGATGTAGGGAAAAAGAGCGCGAAGATTCGTCGTAAGAACATGCGTCAGTACATGTTTGATAATTTTAAGATTTTTGATGAGGTAGAGCCGGTTTCTATTGATTCAGACGTTTTACGAACGATCTTGAAAAATCTGTCGGCATCAGCTCAGATTAAAGAAACGAAAACTGACGCCGATATGAAGAAAAATAAGATTCAATTTTACGGTCAGGCATCGGTCGCGATTTCGGACGCCACATACTATGGGACTTTCTGTTACCACGATGACATTAAGTTTGATATATCGATTTCATCAGCGGACGTACCTATCGTCATGGGCTTCTGTGATATTTCCGAAGGCCCGATTGAAATGTATGATGCAAAAACCCATTTCATGTGTAAGAATTCAAACGAGGATACTCTTCTTATCACGAAAGTAGTGACTGAAAGAAGTGAACTATTTGAAATTGAGGATGAGTATGAACACGTGATTGAAATTGATCTGGCGATGTTGAAAGACGCCGTTAAATGGGCGATCGAATCGATCGATGGGACTCAGCGTGTTAAGTTCAAGTTTGACGGTAATGTGATTGAAATGCTATCTAGTGGGTCCATGATATCATCTCTTTATACAATGACGGATTCAAAACCGTTTGATGTTGACCTTCCGATTCAGATTGTATCAAACATCATTCATAACATAAAAGGAAAAACCATTAAGTTCAAGTATAAGAACAAGTCTACTCCGACTATCGTTGAAATTAATGGTGATAAAGACGACGAAGTTCAAACCAGATACTTCATTTCAGCTATGCTACAGAGGTAAATATGGATCTTAATGAAGCCGTATCTAGGGTCGGGGTTCACTACGACATACTCTCGAAGCAACTGGCTGAAAAGAAATTGGCGTTGAAACAGTTTGATGAACAAATACAACTTCATAAAAAATCAACGGAGATTTTTAAGCTGTGGCTCAATAATATGATGAATGAGTCCCTTAACGCTATTGAGCCCATAGTCACATCGGGGATTTCATCTGTCATTGATGATCAGTCGATCAAATTTAAGATCGATAGGTTAATGAAAAATAACCGGCTCATTTTTAAGTTTAACATTGAAAATGATGGTGTATCCGGTGATCCGATGAAGTCATTCGGTGGCGGTGTTGTCATGGTAGCGTCGTTTGTTTTAAGGGTCGTTATCATGTCAAAGATAGGGAACGGTGGTTTGTTATTACTTGATGAGTCTCTTAACGCTTTAGCCAATAAGTATATAGACAATGCGTCTGAACTTATGAGAAAACTATCACAGGAAACTGGCATAAACATACTTATGGTGACTCATAATGACAAATTCATAGATGGGTCAGATGTTTCATATAGTTGTGATAAGGATGACGCATTGATCATATCAAAGGTATTGTAAAATTACCATGCGATCAGAACAAGAAATAGAAAAACGAATACAAAAGTTAACGAATCGATATGTTCAAAATCATGTGAAGGAAAATTTGAATAAGAGTCCTGGCAATTGTGTATACTCACAATTGTATGAGAACGATGAGTATACACAGTCTGAATCGTATGATGTTGCATACTCAAAGACAAAATCTACAACACTATTAGTAGTAAATAGTGTTGATAGTTCATACATATGTACGTATGGTGAAAACGGTAACAGATGGAATGGAATAATATGTGACGAAAATGTGTGTAAAAAATGTAAAAAGTTCCTGTCAAAGTCTATAAGTAAACAAGACATGGAACAGCTTATGAACGATGATGATTATCTGAATGAAAATCATAGAGATATCGTTGAACTTCGTTGGGCACTCGGTGAAAAGCCACAACCGGAACTTTCTTTTATATCGCTTCTCATGATAAGTATCTATTCGATGTTCGTGAAAATGCTAAGTGTAGTATCATCTATAGGGAAGCTGATCAAATGATAATCACCTCCATTTTAGAAAATGACCTTCATCGGTCGAAGGATAAAGAAAGACAACCTTTGATGGTTGAAGTTCCCTCAAAGAGTGACTTCATTCCTTGTGTGATATCAAATACTCATGGAGAGTTTGTGATATCATATAAACTGTTTGAAGATAACGGCAGGGAATACTCTAGGGTGGGGATTTTTGATCATGATCAGTCAAAGATTGATCTTGTAATTAATGATCTGTTTACAGCCGCTTATCTTCTTTCGATAAAACAAGGGTGGAGTAACATCTTTTCACCGGACGGTTCTGTATCAAAACAAAAAGCGGTGTCAAATGCTTTTAACTATATTTTTAAACAATCAGGTGAAATCGGACAACCTAGCGTTTGTTTGATTCCTGATAGTTTTGATAAAGACACGATCATTGAGTGGTTTGACGATGGAACGATAGATGTAAATTCAATGGGAGTTTACAAATACCACAAATGGTGTAGATTAGTTAGCACAAATACAGATAGGATCGTGTTTTTGTCACTTCCTGAATACGTGGGTATGTACACTCACTTTTTATCCGGCGGCGTTGGATTTTTACTTCATAACGTACGCCGTGCGATAGCGTTTGTTGAAATATGAACTTTGTTGACAGATTCGTTGAATGGTGCAGTAGTCAAGTATTTGAAAACGACAAAGCGTTAGAATACTTGAGAGGTCGTGGAGTAACAGACGATCAAATTAAACTTCATAGAATCGGTTACTGTCCTGGTTTGTACGTTTGTGATGAAGATTTGGACGGTGAAGATTGTAAAGAGATGAACAGATGGTCGAAGGGCGGTGAACTACTGAATAAATCGATCATTTTACCAATCACATCATATACAGGGAAAACGTATGGGTTCCAATCTCGATCATTAGACAAGAAAAACTACGAAACTTATATCATTAAAAGAAGACCTGAGGCTTTCTTTTTTGGTATAGGGGAAAATATGGACAGTATATGGTCTAAAAAATCAATAATAATAACAGAAGGAGCATTTGATCAATTAATAGCAGAAAGATATATTGGTAGAAATAGCGTGGCAATTTTGACTAATACACTAAGCAATAATCATGCGAAATTTATTACACGATTTACCGACAATGTTGTTTTTTGTCTCGATAATGATCGGGCTGGTTTGGACGGACTTGATCGATCTTCTTACAAAATTAAATCGATAAGAAAGGATATAGAAATCAATGTCGTAAAGATTAAGGGAGCGAAAGATTTAAACGAGCTATGGGTGTCATCATCGATGTCATCAATTAAACAAGTAGCTTATGATCCAACAGGTTAAGTAATTCTGACGAAGGTAGAAAAATGGCTAATATTGAATACGGAATGGCTGAGAGTGTTAAAGAAGTAGCGGAACGTTTGATCCCGGAAATTAACCCGGATATCGCTAGTGCAAATATTTTGTACTTGTTCAAATCAAAGCCGTTCAAACAATCTGGGAATATCATTCCCGGAGTAGTGAAGAAGGTTCCTGATTGGGTGCAGTATGTCACAGAGTTTGATTTTGTGATTATTGTCGGACTTCCGACTTGGAATGAATACTCAAGCACCCAGAGAACCGCCGCTGTTGATCATTTGATCTCAATGATTTCGGCGGAAGAGGATGAACAAACAGGGGAGATGAAATACGCAATCAAAAAGCCCACGGTTCAAGAGTTCCCTGAGGTTGTTGCTAGAAACGGCTTGTGGAATGATGAGATCACTGATATGGCGTCGAAACTCGCTGGTGCTAGATCTAACACTTAACTGTTTAATTTTACGTTTACCTATCAAGGGGAAAGTTTTAACTCGGCTTTCCCCTTGATTTGTATATGACGACAGGTGTAGTATAAAGTTATGCTTGACACTAAATACAGACCAAACAAATTTTCATCAGTCATAGGAAACGATGGAACGATAAATGTCATTCAAGCTAGGTTAAAGAATGGGACAATAAATAATCAATCGTACATGTTTGGCGGTCCCCGTGGATGTGGTAAAACCACGCTGGCTCGTATTACCGCGATGGCTATGGTCTGTGAAAATTTACAAGACGCGGAGCCGTGCGGTGAATGTGAACAGTGTAAAGCCGTTTTAGATGGTAGCTCACAACACGTAACAGAAGTTGATGCAGCTTCTTATGGAACTGTTGAAAACGTAAGAGGTATGATCGACAATGCTTCATATTACTACACGTCTAAAGCGTCGAATATTTATATTCTTGATGAGGCTCAAAGGCTTTCTGCTGCGGCTCAAGACGCACTTCTTAAGGCTATAGAGGATAGAAAAATTCACGTAATGCTCTGCACCACAGAGCCGCATAAAATCAAAAAACCAATTCGATCTAGGGTTGAAGAATACTGTATCAAAAAGCCTAGTGAAGTTCAACTTGTGAATCGAATCAAAAAGATCTGTATTGATGAAAAAGTCCCGTTTGATGATGTAAGGACGTTAGTTACGATCGCTAAAATGTCAGATATGATCCCTCGATCCTCAATCATCGCGATCGACACGTTAGTTAATATGGGCGGTGTGAATAAATCTAACGTGGATGATTTATTTAACGTATCGGACTATCGAATGTTAGATGATGCCCTGTATAAACTATCGGTATTTGATAAACTAGCGTTTGACGTAATAGAAAAGATCAATCAAAGCCCTGAATGGCTAAAACAAAACATTATAACGGCGATATCAAATGACATTAGATTGAAATTAGGTTTATCATCGCAGTATAAGTACATATACTCAAAATATGAAAGTGATCTTTCGTCAATTTTAGATGAACTTGTTCCACTTAACAAACCGAATGTTTACGATATAGTGGCGCTACTTATCGGATGGTTTGTGAAAATGGAAAAGTCCGGGTATGTGAAGACTGTGGCTACGAACGTACAGGTTGTTCAAAATGCTATTCCGCAACGAGAGCCTTCCGTTGTACAAGAAAAGCCACAGAAAAGCCCGCCGGTATCTAACGCCACAGAAACTAAGAAAGAGCAAGAAAGGGCCGCTCCTGAGCCACGACAGGTCGCTAAAAAGACTAGATCGATAGAAGTTGATGGTATTAAATTTAATGATTCTGAATCACTGACAACATTAGATGGGAAGATCAAACCTATCGAGAATGATACAAAAGACATTAATGAAGTGTACAGTATGGGTGACACAAGTACAACACCAATGCCCGTAATGGACTTCATCAGTGAATTCAAAAAACTCCAATAAATGGATCATAGTTTCAATAAACATATTTATGTCAAAGAATATGGACATAAATATAATCAGAGAGAATATATATAAAAAGATAGGTAGATCATGTGAGGTATTTATACCAGCTGTAACCTCATCCATAAGGGACACACATAGAACAATATACTATATAGATGGGTATATGTTCATTGAATATAAACATGATATAAATTACAATAAAATACTTGAATATGAGGTAGTAGAACACATTTTAACAGATCTTGGGACTAGAAATTATTCGTTCATAAGTGATAAAGAAATACAAAAGATGAAGGAGGAGATGGATATAAAAATAAAGAATATAAATAGAATACTAGCTGGTGATGAAGTTGTGGTGGTTAGCGGAACATATAAAAACATTCAGGGCATTGTAACTAAGATTGACGGAGATACGGCATACGTAGAAATAAGCTTGAGATCAGGGGATAGAATAATAGACTTCCCATTAAATTATTTAACAAAATACGACATACAACAATGAAAAATTTACTGATAGATGGAAATAATATCCTTTATATGAATTACTTCACTATTAAGGATATTGAAGATGAACAAGAACTCAATAACGAAACAATAAGTAGGTTCCTACACTCTCTAATAGACATAACATTTAAAGTGAATAACGTAGGTAAAATCTACGTATTTTTTGATGGATATCCGAAGAGAAGGAAAGATATTTATCCACAGTATAAAGACGGGAGAGAAAAACAACAAAAGGCCAAAATTTCCGTTAAAGAAATCTCAAAAGTTGTTACTCCTGTTTTAACGTTGTTGGGTATTGATGTCTATCAAGATAAGCATGAAGAGTCTGACGATGTTATCGCTTCGTTTGTTAATCAACACGACTCGGACATTAATGTTATTGTATCTTCCGATAAAGATTTTTACCAATTAGTTAGTGATCGCACTGTTATTTATCGGTATGGGATTAAAAATGGTGGATTTTATGATGTTGAAAGAGTCATAAGAGAAACTGGCGTTGAGCCTGACAGGTTTCACATTTACAAATGTTTCGTTAGTGATCCATCGGACAATATAAAGGGAGTCAGTAGACTTAGGAAAAAAGTAATTAAAAAGTTGATTAGAATCGGTGACGTTGATGATATACTGTCGTCACCAAAAACGGAACAACTTTGTTCAAAGAGTGAGTATGAAAAGATCATAAATGCGTCCGATAATTTGAGACTCAATAGAAAACTTGTCACTATGGTTAGTGACATAAATATTGAAGAATACAGGAAATCATCTGGTATAAATGTCAAACTGGCTAAGAAAATACTTCACGATAATGGTATTGGATCTATTCCTATAGCACAACTCATCTTAGATAAATCATACTTTGTAAAGTTTGGAAACACTGACCCGGACGTAAGTATCATAAACACGTCTGGGATTGATGATTTGTAAGGAACGCTAAGCTATGAACAAATACTTTGTCATTCAAGATCCAAATACTATGTCTTCTATGTACTCGAATAAAGAGGAGGATATTGAAGACCTGATAGATAGAAAGAGTAACCCCGGACTTGACGTTGAACTTGATTTGAATCAGGAACTTAGTGTTGGGGTCCAGAGTGATGAGATTCTTTCATTTGATGATATAGAAAAATACTTGGATAGAATACCTAAAAAAGAAGCCGATATCATCAAGTTATATTATAAAGACAGAATGAAACAAGAACAAATAGCGCGTTTGTTTAATGTCACACAAGCTGCTATATCATATAGATTAGATAGGGGAGTTAAACGAATACAATTTCTTAGAACGATACCTGAGCTTTACATCGATCAATTTGAAGAAGAGATGGGTGAGCTTTTTGATGATGAAAATATTGTTCTCATGTGGAATATGTACAAAACCACGTCTCAATCTGTTGTGGCTAAGATGATGGGACTTACTCAGGGAAGGGTAAGAAATAAGTTTTTCAAAAATTTGGAAATATTGAAAGAAAGAATAGAACAGGAAGCGAATAAAACCGCCGGTATGTACAGAAAATCAAATCCTGAGGCTGTTGACATTGATGTAAAAGATATAATGAGTGATGTTGTAGTAAATTCTAAATT